CGTTTTCTTTTAGCGTGTATATTTGCGTATAAACCTTTACCCGCCATTATTTTTTCTTTTTCATTTTTTTAACTCGGCCACCTTTTTTAGCAACCATTCTATCAGGATTGAAACCCATTTTTTTTACAGCTTCTTTTCCTTTTGCAGTTTTAGCCATTTTAGCTAAACCTTTGTTTCGACTCATGCTTATTGGTTTTCCCATTATTTCCTCGCTTTCCCAAATCCTTTGATTTGAATTCTTTTAATTTTTTTAGGTCTTACCGCTTTTCCACCTGTTTCAGTTTTTACAATTTTACCGCCATCTTTAGCCATGGCATCATCAATAAGTGGGCTAAAAGCATCGTTTATAACTGGTGTTCTAACTTTAGGAACTCTTAATTGAGGTGGTAACATTCCTCTTTTCATTTCTTGTGCTGCTTTAAATGTTCCAAATCTTCCAGGAGTCATTGGTGTAGCATTTTCTCCTTGACGAATTAACCCATCTTGTCCAACAAAAATAGATTTCTTATTTCCAACTTTAGGAGCTATTCCTTTTTTTGCACCTTCAATAGTAAATACTTTATTTGTATTTGGAAGAACTCTAATGGATTTAGGATTTTTAGGTCGTATGTCACCTTTTCTCATACCGACTCTTGGCATGCTGTCTTGAATAGTTGTAGGTGTAGATACTGGCACATCTGATATTACTTTATCAATACCTGTTGGCATCATTCCTCTATTTCTATCAGGGACATCCATGTTAGGTTTTCTTCCTCTACCAAGTAACATAGCACCACCAAGTGCAGTTAATGCTGCTGTTAATAATTTTCTGTTTCTTTTTCTAGATTTTTTGCTCATTATTTTTTACCATTTCTCCAAATTTGTGTTCCCTTTATACCATATACGCTCGCAACTACAAGGATCCATAAATTTGTGAACCAGGTCGGCAGCTGTGAGAAGTATTCAAAGAACAGTTTAACTTTATCCATAGCAGCAGGATCCTCAGATACCACTGCCCAGGCCAAAACTACTACGGGCGCCGACAAAATTAATAAAATAAATTCGTCCTTCCAGTCTGATTGTCTAGCTTCTAACAATTTGCCCTGATATTCGGCCTGTCCGTCGGCCATACGTTTTGCATGCATGTGTTGAGCGTCTGCCATAGCCATTTTCGTCTCTTGACGCTTCTTAAATATGTGCGTTCCAGCGTTAATTGCTACTTTTGCTAAACTAAACCATGCCATGTTATTTTTTCTCCTTAATTCCTGCTTTTGATAACGCTATCGCTATCGCTTGTTTACGTTTTTTTACTTTTTTCTTAGACGAACCTATATTTAATTTACCTTTTTTAAATTCTCTCATAACTTTTGCAACTTTTTTCTGTTTTTTATCCATAAAAACTAGTTTTTGTTCCTAATTATTGCAACATTACCAATTGGTTTGTCCATTCTTGGTGCTGAAGGTATTGTTTTACTTAAAATTGTCTTTTCAATAGAAGTATTTGCTCTTAATTTTGCTAATTCTTCGTTCTGATCAAGTTTTTCTTCTTGATTTTCTTGATTCATCATAGCTCTCATCTTATCTAAGTTCAATCTTTCCTCTCCTTCTTCACGTTTTCTTTGATCGTCCATTGCTCGAAGGTCTAATTCTCTTGCTTTTAGTTTTGCAACAGGGTCATTTCCAAAATCACCCATAATTTTGTTCTCTTCTTCTTTAAATTCTTGTGTCATCTCTGCAATCAACTTAGATTTTCTTGCCTCCAACGCTAAAGTTAGAGTTAAAAGTTGTTGTTGAGTGTTTGGATCTTGTTGTAACATTGGATTTTGTTGAACAGCCATTTGTAATTGCTGTAATTGTTGTAACTCTTCTATAAATTCTACTTCAATCTGCTCTTGCGCCATGAATGCAATGTGTTCAAAAATATTTTTTTCTAATGCACCAAGAACTGCAGGATTATTTTTAGCTAAATTAGTAGCCATAAAATTTAAGTGAGTTGTAATGTGTGATCTGTGATCTTGACCTTTGAATGCTTGAAAAGGTTTACCACTCATTGCTAAAATATTTTCAGTAGCTGGGTCCATTGGCATAGGTTGCTGTGGTGGTGGAAGTATCTGATCAATATTTTTTACACCGATCGCTTCGTACATATCTCTGTATGCTTCATACATATTGTGTATCTGTGGATTTGACATCGCAAGTTGTAGTTCTGTTTGTGCTAAACTAATTCTTTGTGATTGTGAAAATATATTTGGATCAGCAACAGGTATAATATCTACTCTGTCATCAAAGTCTGTTTGCTTAATCATTCTTTGTGCACCAACAACATCATAAGGATATTCAGGTGGTAGATATTGTGCAAACACATCTGCTAATAATTTGAACTCTTGTTTCATGGCAGCATACATTCTTTTATGGATTGCTGACATTACTCTTGAGCCACGCTCTAAAAGAGCAATCGTCGTTCCAACAGCTGCCTGTTGGTTGCCGTCACCGACTTGCATATCAGCAATCGCGGCAAATCTTTGACCAGCTTGAACCACGACACCCATTAATTGTAATAGTGTTCCCGATGGTTCTTTAAATGGTAGAGGCATAAATGCATCTCTGATGTTACCACCAGGAGCATCCACATCTCTAAATTCACCAGGTTTAATAGACTCAGCTTCGTCTCTAAGTCTAATACCCCTTTGCTTAAATCCTGCAGGCATGTTTGAAAAACTTCCTGCATCTATTAAAGATCTCAATGTTGCTGTTGCAGTTTTGGATAAACCACCAATCATGTGTATTAAACCAAAGCCATAAAAACCTAGACCAGGTAAAAATTTAAAGTGTACAAAGTAATCTATTTTTTTTCTAAGTGGATCTCCCATTTTAAAATTTCTTCTAATAGATAAAACTTCTTTACTGCCTTGATCTAAAGTTACAATGTATGGTAATTTAATTCCTGTTTTTTCTCCAGTCTCTTGATTTAAATCTTCAAAACCTTCTAAGTCTAAATCAACGTGATACTCTAGAATTGTAAAATCATTTTCTTCTTTTGATTTTCTAACACCTTCTATTTCTAGTTCTTTCTTTTCAACTTCTGTGTCTTGTGTGTATCCCGGTTGTATTTCTATATCTCTATAAAAACCAGATACTTGTTTTTTTCTTAAATCATTCTCAGACATTTTTAATCTGTGTATCACAGCCTCTGCATCTTCTAGTGATGTCGCTGTATACGGAACTATCAAATCGTCCGACGGAACAAATTTAGAAACGGCTCTGTCAAGTAATTCATCATAGTAGACTTTCTTGAAAGCAGAGCCGCTAAGAGGGAGATAAAAAAGCATCTGATCGAACTCGGGTTCATACTCTTTCATCTTGTTCATGAGTTGATAGTTCATGAAATTTTTTACTCTAGCCGCTTGATCTTCTTTTACTCTGTCCACAACACCCATGATTTGAGTGTGCACTGGACCTTTTGCTGGCAGTAATTCTTTATAAGCTTGTGCTTGAAACTGTGTAACCGCTTCTCCTAATACCGGGTGTGTTACACCTGAAGCACCTTGAAATGGTTGTGTTCTATCTTCGTATTTAAATCCTAAAAGGTCTAAACCTTTTATGTAACCATCTTCCCATTCTTTACGAGAAGATTTATAATTTATGTAATTGTCAAAAAGATCTGATCCTAACGTGCCTAAAACATCATCAGGTAATAAATCTGCTAAGTTATCAAAATGTGAATCTGTATTTGGTTGATTAACTTTGTTTGGTTCAAAGTTAATATCTACCGACCCATCTTCATTTTCTTGTACTTCTACGCCTTCACCGCCTTGTGATTCTGCTACTTGTTCTTCTGCTATTACAACTTCCTCGTCGCTAGGCGTTGTTACTTTGTTCTCTACGACGTTTGGTAGAGCTTTGTCTATTGTTGACATTCTTTTTCTCCGAGTTCTTGACTACTATAGTCTGTTTAAAAGGAACATTCAACCCCTGTGAATTAGGTCCCTTCTTTGGTGGTGGTCCACCTCCTGGTATTAATTTAACCATTATAAGTCACTTAATTTTTGTAAACCCATTATACCTAAAGATGCTCCTAATCCAATACCTCCAGCTCTAGATAATAATCTTAATGCTGTAGGACTCATACCTAATCTCATAGCTGATGCTATTTTAGGATTAACCCCTCTGGCTGCTATTTTAGTTGCTGGTTCTGCAAATGTTGCACCAAGATAATTCAATGGGTCTGTTGCAATATCTAATGGTGAATCACCTTCTGCTATCTGTGAAGTTATATTAGCTGCTTCCATAGGTAATAAACCTAGAGGTGTTCCGAGTGAAGCTAGACCTCTACCTAAAACTCTTGCACCAGTTTTAATTGTACCAGGTGCAACTCTTTTCTTTTCAATACCAAGTGCTCTAGATTTACTAGCTTTAATTGTTGATGGAGCTGTAACGGCTAAACCTGCAGCAGCCTCTGCACCCAACGCCGGTAATTGATAATCTAATATTGCAGGTCTATCAAAATTTATTGTTACTGGATCTGTTGCCATTTCAACTAACATACTTTTTTGTTGATCTTCGTTTGATAGATAAGTTGTTGGGTCGTCGTTTCTAAATTCTTTTACTAATCCTGCACCGGCAGCTCCTGCGATTGCAGCTGCACCAAATCCTCTGACACCAGG